TCCTTCTTTCATCATAAAGGCTCCAGGAGTTGAAGGCTCACTAACAAAGTCCCAACAAATAAGTTGAAAATCGTCTTGAACTATTTGCATATTACCTTCAGTTCTTGTGCTACCGACACCTCGAGAAGATATACCTAGCGTTACTCCACTTTCAACCAAAGATTGTAAGATTTTACCACTAGGAGTGTTAAGTATCTCAACAGTTCCGTAAACAACATTACCTTCCATATAAGCTTCTTTTATATTATGAGAAGCATTTTTAAGTTCAACTACTGAAGAGTCTGGGTGGTCAAGTTCACCAAGCGCTCTATTTTCTTTAATAAATTTTTGATAATTTCTAATTTCTCTTTCGAGAATAGCTTTTGGATAAACTCTACCGTTTTGATTAAGAGTTTCAGCTTTTTGTAATATACCTTTCATTATTAAAGGTTGACCAGGTTGTCTTTGCTCTTTAATTACTTTTGGGTCGTATTCAAAATTAACCCATTCTGTAATAAGTCTTTGTGCTCCCATTTTATTCTCCTACTAACTCTTCTTTTAATTTTGCAACAATTAAAAACTTTTGAAGATTTTCTTTTGTAAGATCGTTGCTATCTAAATTGCTAATCTTAGCTTTTATGTTTTGGTTTTTTTCAACAAGAATATTGTTATTACATGTTCTTATATAGCTATCTAGCTTTTTAATACAACTTTCTTTTAATAATTTATAATTGTCGCTTATTAAATCAGCGTCGTCTTTAATAAAATTGCTAATTAATTTTTGTTGTGACTCATTTAAGATAGGATTATACTTTTCATTAAACTTTTTGTTCATTATTCTATAAGTTAATGGGTCAACCTTGATTGGAATATTAGGCCTGTCTTCTTTTTTGTTTTCTGTAAGCCTGTTATGAAGCTTTATTTCATACTCAGTAGTTTTTTCAAAGTTGCCATCAATATCTCTCCATTCATTTAAAAGAGTTTGAATAGTTGCAAACATTCTATAATCAGTAATTTTTTCTTCAAAAATTGTACCTTTTCCAAAACAGTAATTTAAATCTTTTATTAATAAAGATTTTTCTTGCTCCAACTTTTTACTATCAAACATGTTATTACACGCTTTTTTTGCTTCAGAAATAATGGATGACGCAAGTTGATCTGATACGTTGGACGTGTTTAATAATGCCTTAAAAAGCTTATGTTCTTTATATAATTGAGTATTTTTTTTAAAATGCTTGGCAATTATATTAGTTGCTAACTCTGCATCTTTTTTATTTTCTTCTAACAGTTTATTACAAATAAAAAGAACAATTTGCTCGTAAATAATACCAACGTTTCTTTTTTTATTATGAGATCTAGACATTAGTCGTTATCCCCTTCTTCAAATAGATTGTCATCTATAACTATATCGTAATCGTTGTCATTTGATTCACTTAATAATTTATTTTTACTGCCAATATTTAGCTTATTTGACATGTTTTCCAAGTCTTTTGTCATTCTCATATTAAGTTGTTTGTTTATATATTCACTAAAAACTGGACTTTGAGGAAGAATGCCATCCATCAAATCAGAAGATTTTATTACAGAAACTGGGTTTGAATAATTTCCTCTAAATGCATGAATTCCTGTGTCTTGTGAACCTAAACCACCAAGTTTAGGATTAAGATCTTTTGAAGTAAGACCAGTACTGTTTGCATTCGCTTTTATTGGTTTAGTACTTTTATCTTTCTTTTTATCATTATCTTCTTCGTCTTCAGAATCATCTTCTAAAAGTTTATCATATTCAGCAAAGTCTTTTTCAGACATTAAACCACCTTTTTTAATTTCACTTGAAAATAGGTCGCCTAAGCCTCCACCTGCATCATCTCCTCCACCTGCATCATCTCCTCCGCCTGCTTCATCTCCTCCACCCCCAAACAAGTCTGCGCCTCCGCCTGCTTCATCTCCTCCACCTGCATCATCTCCTCCATCTTCGTCGCCAAACATTATATTATCTTTTTGAGGTAATTGCAAACCTTCAAGTTCCATATCTCTAATTTTATCTTTTTCTCGACCTTTTTCAATTCTAGCAATTTCATCATCATTTAGATCAATTATATGTTTTCTAATCCATTCTTTGTCAACAAAGCCTTCGGGGGCTGCGCTTGCTATGTCAAATTTAGTTCTTATTAACTCAAGCTTTTGTTGTTGTGCGATACTTGAAGGATTGCTTAACCTTAAATCAAAGTCTAACAGAGTTTCATCTGAGTAACCATGTACGTATAGATGAATCATTGCAATTTTATTTAATTCTGATACGATTGTTTTTTGAATTCTTTGAATTGTTCTACTAAATCTTATATCTTCTTGCGCGAGTGTTGCTTTAGCTCCAATGTCTTCATCATAACCAAGGTATGCTTTAGGTATTTTAAGTGCTGCAAATAGCTTTTTTTGTATATATTCTACATCTTCAATTGCAGTTGTATTTGAACCACCCGCAAGAGTATCAATTCTTGTCCCAGTATCTCCTCCTCTAACTGGCAAGAAATAATCTTCGTCAACAGAAAGTGGATTATATCTTAAGTCTACTTGACCTGTTGTCTTATCAATTACTGCATTTCTCTTCAAAGAAGTCTGGGCTTGTTCCAAATAATCAGCAATATTTTCAGGAGGAATATTACCTACATCAATATAAAAAACTCGTCGTTCAGGCGATCTAATTACTCTATAAACTAACATTGCATCTTCGATAAGTATGAGCTGTCTCCATACTCTTCGGGCTCCTTCTAAAACAGATGAACCGTAAGGTAAAAATGCATCATTACCTAAAAGTCTAAAGTGAGAAATTTGCCAGTTTTCAAGCATCTTATTTCCTTGAGTCACCCACCTAAATCTAACCGCACCTGGGTCTTCTGGATCAAAACCTTCTTCACGTTCCATTTCAGAAATAGGTATCGGAAATACGTTGACAACGCCATATTCTGGGTGAATATCATTAAATAAGAAAAAGTCACCGTATTTGCAAAGATTTCTAACCCACATTGCTAAGTTAAAATCAATGTTTAACGTGTCATAAAAAAGTTCATGAAGAATTTTCTTTATCATTCTATTCTCTGAATAAATATGTAAGACATTACCTTCTACATCTGGTGAAACACATTCTTCCGAGTAAATATCCAAAGCTGAAGATATTTCAGGCGTTGCTTCCATTTCTGAAAAGTCTGAATATCTTGCCATTCTGTCGTAAGAGCCATAAGCACTTAAAGTTGAGTTATAAACATCACTATGCGCTTTTTTAAAAACTTCCAAAGAAGATCTTGTATTAGACTTTGTATTTAAGTTTTTAATTTTTCTTCGAACAACTGGGCCTGATCTAAAAAGATCTGTTAGTTTTTTAAATAAACTAGGATTTTCTTTTGCCATTATTACTTCCTAATTAACCAATCTAAATTACCTAATGGGTTATTTCTTGTTATTTCACTATTTTTATCTGTAAATTTATTGCCTGGCATAAAAACTGGTATCATTGGATTTACAGAGCTTTGATTATTTCTATAAAAAGGTGATATTATTGTATTATCAACTTTCGTATTGTTAACTTCCATGCCTTTTAAAATAGCATCAGCTTGCTGCATTTGTGCAACATTATAACTGCTCGAATTACTTCCAGCTAACCAGCAACCAATAGCAATCGACATAATGAGGTCATCATTATAACCTTTCATAGCTGTTATTTTTTTACCATTCCATATAAATGTTTTTAATTCTGAAAAAAGTCTGTGAGAGTAAGTTTTTACCACGCCGTTTCTAAGACTTTCTTCAAGATTAGCAAGAATCTTATCTCTACTTTCTTTACTTGTAGTAAATCCTGCTTTTCCTATGTTGTTTGATCCACCGTAAAGATATTCGTATTTTTCTTTTTCTTTTGCAAAATAAATATTTTTATAGCCTAAATCAGATAACTTAACAAGCATTGTATAACCATAAGCGTTATTTTCTGGGCAAACCATCGCTGTATTGAATCTCTTGGCAATATCGTAAACTAGTGAAGCAAATTGATCCGGAGGTATTTTGCCTTTAAACTCTGAGGATATCGACATGTTTTTTGTGTTTATTACATGAAATGTTGAATAGTCGCCACTGTCACCTCTAGCAATGTCAGCTGATAGTATGTAATTTACTCCTTCAACTGGATATTCCCAATACCATATATTATTATTAGGCCCGCTTTTTTCAATAGGCTCTTTAGTTAAAACTCTAATTTTGTCTAAAACATCGTTTGTTAAAAACGTATCACCAGATGATGCAAAATCACAAAGAAGCTCTTGCGCAACTTGTTTTTTAGACATATTCTTGGTTTCTTTTTCAAACCAACTATCATTTCTTTCTGGATGAACATCCCACATAAGCTTTATAGAATTAAATTCATTTTCTTTTCTTTCAGCTTTTGTGTATATTTCATGATACTGTCCACCAACGCCATTTGGCGTTGAAAGAAGAATAGCTCGGCCGCCAGTGGACAATGTTGGGTATAGACCCATCCAAAGCTCGTCAAAATTTCTAACAAATGCGGCTTCGTCGACTATCAAAAGAGATAAAGCTTCTGAACGTCCGGCATCTTCTGACGTGGGTACTGCTTTAATTTGTGATCCATTGGAAAATTCAACCTGCTGCTTGTTATTAGCAGTTATAGTAGGTACTAATAGCCATTTCGGCATTGATTTTATATAAGTCTTAACTTTTCTTATAAAATTTTGAGCAACTGCTAATTTTGTTGCAATAATCAATATGTTTTTTTCTTTATAAAAAACGGATTGCCAAACAGCATATGCAGCAACTAAAGTTGACAAACCTAACTGTCTAGACTTTAATATGATATTAAATCTATGCTCATTAAAGTCTTTAACACAATCATCTTGAAAAGGAAATGTATTAAACTTAATTAATCCACGTAACGGGTGTTGTATTTTTAAATACTTGTTCATAAAGTAGACAGGATCTTTGCCACACTTTATTATTTCATTAATTTGCCCGTTTCTAGTTTTCATATTAAAATTATTTTATTTCGTATTTATATGTACAAGAGTACTTAAGTTTTCTAAATGGGCTGTAAGGACTTATTGTGAGTGTTTCTATGTCATCACAAATACCTAGTTTTTTTGTTGCAAGTGGTCTCCCAGATTTATCTTTAAATTCTTTTTTAATTGTTCTAAGTCTTGAAGTAATCATTTCATTTGACTCTTTTTTAAGACTTTTCATTTGATAATGTAAGTCTGATTCTCTTGATGAATTCAATATAGTTACATATGTAATATGCATTTCTTCACCAACAAGTCGTGTCTTTGTTTTTCTAGAACCATCTTCTGAGCTACAGTTATATACGTTATCTATAGCACTTGATAGTCCGTCTATTAAATCGTATTCCATTTTAAACCTCTTGAAAACATAATTATATACTAATTATATATTACGCTTTGATATTTGGTCGCCAGCCTTTTTTCCATTTAACTTTATTATGATAATAGTAAGTTATATAACAATTTTCACAAACGTTAGCCTCTTTCATTGCTTCAACATCTTCTACAGTAGAAATTAGTGTATCACAAAAACTACATGAAATGTCAACAGGCTTATAACCTATTGGTCTAACAAAACGTATGCCGTTGTATTTTTTTTCTTCTAAATTTTTGTCAATTTTGTGCCATTTATCGTCATCATTATTATCTACAGTTAACATAAGAGTCTTGACCTTTCATTGAAATCTCTATATTTTTATCTACAATATCTTTTATCGCATCAACATGTGATATTATCAGTATAGTCTTAAAATATTTTTTTAAACTATTAAGAAGTCTTGCGCAAGCTTCTATGTTAGTATCATCAAGGGCTCCAAAACCTTCATCAATAATAAATATGTCAGACTTTGGAAGATAAGATATGTTAATTAGTGCAACTCTAATAGCAATAGAAGCAATCATTTTTTCCATTCCACTAGCACATTCAATAATTCTTTTTGAATCACCATAGTCTATATAAACGTTTAAATTGTTGTTAAAAGATTCTTCTTGAATTTCTATTTTAAAAGAAGTCACGCCATTGAGAATATTATTGATTTCTTTGTTAATTCTAGGTAAACAAGAATTAATAAGAACAGCAGGTATACCTTTTTTTGAAACTGCGTATGTAAACATATCATAAAGTTTCCATTCTGAAATTATTTTACTATAATTTTCTTGACGGCTTTTTATTTCTTGAATACTTCTTTTCAGTCTAAATAATTCAAATTGTTTTTCTTTGTTTTTTCTTTCTAAGGAGAATATATCATCTTGTACTTTATTTAATTTTGTTTTGCCTTTTTCAACTTCTTTAATTATATTGTCATTGTTTGATTCTTTAAGCTCGCTAAGAATAATTTCTAAATTTTCAAGTTCTTTTTTTAAATTTAAACTTTTTTCTTTGCAAATTAATTCTTTTTCTAAAAGTCTTTCTAGATCAAGTTTAAGACGATATTCAGAGTTTAGTATTGAGTTGTATTTTTTTATTTTTTTATCAATTTCTTGCCCTTTTAACTTATTAATAACACTTCTGATCTCAAAAATTGAACCTTCTATTTCAGATATGTTATTAGACATTTCTTTGCTATTGTTTTTAGCTTCGTGGGCTTTCTTTATAAACTTACAATTTAAGAAATGGTCACCGCATGGAACTTGGTCGAGTATCTTAATTTCTCGATTATCAGATTTTTGTTGATTAATAAGATTTTTTTTCTCAAAATTAAACTTTTTAATTTTGTTTAGAAGATTGTCTAGTTTTTGCTTGTCACTTTCAAGATCACTGATAGTGTGATTCAACTTAAAGTTTTTAATTTTTTCTAATTTTTCTTTTATTAAATCTAAATTGTTTTTTATATCTTTAACGTTTATTGTATTTTTATCAATTTTACTTTCAATAAATTGTATTTCTTTGCTACACGAATCCATTGTGTAGCCTGATGGGTGTTTATTAATATTTTTGTCTAAATTTGATATATTAATATTTATAGCTAATTCTTCAGATCTTAAATTTGATATTTTTTCTTCATTTAACTCTATTTCTCTACTATTATTTAAAATATCTTTATTTACATTTTCAATTAAAAAGTCCCAATTTTCTTCGTTTATTGATTTTAATTTATTTTTTAATACAATATAGTCTTCTCTAGAGTTTTTATGTAAATTTTCAAAAATATCTAGATTAAGAAATTTTGATAAAACAGCTTTTCTTGCACTAGACTTTTCTTTAATAAACGTATTCATTTCTCCTTGTGAAGCAAAACTTGTATAAAGAAAGTCTTCAGCAGAGCCAATTAAGTTTTTCAATATTTTATCAGTTTCTCTTCTCTGCTCTTCAGTTTCATCAAAATCAATATCGTTTCTTTTAAGTTCTAGACTTGTGCTAGCGGAAGTTATACCTTTTTTATTTGTTTTTTTAATAGTTTTTCTGATTACATCGTAGTTTTTAGAACCAACTGAAATATTAACATTAGCAGTACAATCGCCTTTTCTAATGTTAACAATATCTTGATTTTTTATTGAACCTCTATCTGATGTGTTAAAAAGAGTGTACATTAAAGTACCAGGTATTGAAGACTTACCTGATCGATTGTTACCAAATAACCCTACTACACCTGAAAGATTTGAAAAATTAATATGGTTATCTTTCCCGTAAGAAAAGGTGTTACTAAAGCTCATTGAGTTAATTGACCAATTATCTTTAAACATAGATAAAGTCTCTGGTATCTCATCTAATTTAACCTTAAAAATACTATTAAGACTGTCAAGAGTTTTTTTGTCAATATCTTGATATAAACTTTTTAACAATAAATTTCTTTCACTACATTTTCTTATATCAAAATTATTTTCTTTAATAATGTTGTTGTTCGATCTAGCATGTTCAGGTATGTTGCTTAAAACTTGATAAACAATTTCTTTTGCTTCTTTATCGTTCTTTAAGTAATAATGTAATAATTTTATTTCTGCCTGAGAGATATAATTTTCTGATTTTACTCTAAACCTTGTTTTCTTTTTTATTCTTTCACAAAACTTTATTGTTTTTTCAACAGAATCTTTCCAGTCAATTGTTATAAAAGGATGAGGGTTATCTATTTTAATAAACCTACTGCTAAAGTCATATTTGTTTTCAATTTCCCATATCAAGTAACCTTTGAGAATATCTTCACCATAGTTTTGTTGTATAGTTGATCCTGGATAGGCAACTCTTTTTTCTGAATCTAGATACTGCATTTTGTGAATATCACCTAAAAATGCAAAGTCGTATTCATCAAAAAAGTCTAGTCCCACTTCACCATCAAGCTCCCAGTCGACATCTGTCTTAGAACCCCATACTGCGCCGTGAAAGCAAGCAATATTAATCTGATTTTTAACAGGTTTAACTAAGTCCCAGTTTTTCTGGTCAAAACAAGAAAAAACTGCCCAATTCATATCAGTATTAGGTATCGGATATACACCACTTTTTTTATAGAGAAATATGTTGTCGTTATTTAATGCTTCCACTATCGGCGTTATCGCATCTTGTCGATTTTCATTTAAAATTAATCCATCATGATTACCTAAAATTACATGAGTAGGCGATATCTTAGCTAGTTCTGTAAACCACCACGTAAGATTTTCTATCAGCTCTGGGGTGATACCTTGTGTTTTAGAGTGTACTATATCGCCACCGATGAAGATAATATCAGGATTTTCTTTTTTTAAGCTGTCAAACAAAGATCTGAAGACTGTTTTATATTCATCATGTCTTTTTAAACTTCTCCAATGAATGTCTGATATGTGAGCAAATTTTACTGCCATTTTTATACCTTAAATTAACGCTATTTTTGACAATAGCTTTGATTCTTTGTTATATAGTTTTGCTGTTTCTAAGCAGCTCTGAAATTGTGAGAATGTCATGGCGCCTACATCATCAGCGCATCTTGTGTCTAAAATATTTACCTTGATATTGTATGAAGATAACAAATCTGCTATAGCAATAGTTTTATAATATACATCACTGTCTAAAGCTAAATTAATTTCAGTAGAGTTTCTTACTATTTTTTTAAATAATAACATATCCTCTGTTAATGAGGATCCTAGCAGACAGGTTGCATTATCATTTGTTTTAAGTAAGTCTAGTGGACCTTCAACTATTGTAAGAGGTAAACTCCAATCAATATTTATATCATTAAAAATTATTAATTTTTTTTGAACGCTAGCATTTTTATATTTATAAGAATCTTTAGAGCTGACATCGATTTTTCTTGATGTATAAAAATTAACTTCACCGTTTTCGTCTAAAGAAGGTATTATTAACGATCTTCTAAAATCATTTTTATGAGAATAACCAACTTTCAAAAGCCAAAGCTTATGTTTAGATATTCCTCGACTAAGTGCATATTTAAAAATATCTCTTACGTCCGGATCATTACTATTATAGTCTGTTGCAAGAAGTCTAAAATCTTCAGGAAAGTCAATAGGTTCTAAAAATTCTGAATTATTTTGCGTAAAAGTCCAGTCATTGTCAAGATTACTGAGTATATTGTCAAAATCACTTAGTTTTTTTGTAACAGATTTAAATAGATTAGATGCTTTCTCTTTTTTACTTGGATTAATTTTAGAAACAAGATATGAAACATTTGATCCTTTTTTATCACAAAGCCAGCAATGATAAATATTTTTTTCCAAATGGATTGCTAATTTTAGCTTGTTTTTATTGTTATGTTTGCAAAAAGGACACCAAATGTTAATGTTTTTACCATCTTTTGATAATGATGTGTTTAAAAAGCTTTCTAGAAAACTTATTTTTTCATTGATTGTTATTTTCATAATTATAAATTAATGCCTTACAGATTACATATGCGTCAGACATATCATAACAACATTCATGAAATTTTACAACACCTTTGTTTGGGCCAGACTTTAAAGTTTTCATAGGCCAATTAAAGTTTTTAATATTATTTTGTGTCCATTGAAATACTTGTTCTTTTGTGTTAATATTTAATTTTTTATTAATTTTTATTTGTAAATTTTTTCTCGCGCTATTAACATTTATATAGACAGGTACACTATTAAATACTTCATAGCACTGATAAGATACTATGCCATTAAATCTACTAAGTTGTGACAAAGTTTTTGCTGAAGAGAAACCTTTACTAAAGCTTTGAAATGCTTCTTCTATAGAAATATTAACACTATCAGCAAAATCATAATTCTTTTTAAAGCTTAAAAGTTTTTCTTTTACAAGTTCAGACTTTTTAAACATACATTTAGTTTTTCTTAAGTCTATATAATCTAATAAAACTAAATCTTTTTTGTAATTTATTAAGCAAAAGCCTACAATTGAAGTAGAAATATCTAACCCAAAATAACAAACTTTATTTTTCATTAAAAATCCATCTTAACTCTAAACAAAACGTTATCACTATTCTTTTTAGCAAAAGGTTGAGCAAGCTTTACTGAAGCTATTACGTTTAAGTTTTCGTCATGCAAGTCTATATCTGTAATATAGACAAAATCCTCATCTGCGTTAAATGCAGATTTATCAAGCCTCAAGTCTTCTATATAAGATAAGTTATTAGATTTGTTTGTCTCACCACTATGAGCAGGCAAATTTAATTCAAAAACATTTAAATTAGTATGATTAAAAGACTTTAAACTAAAGTTAGTTTGACCAAAATTAAACATGCTTGGATGAATTATTGAAATAAAACCTTCATTATAAAGAATATTTCCTGATGTGTTCCAAATAGCAGGTGAGGTTAACGAATCACATCTGTATAGACTTCCAAGATTAGAGTCTTTAAAAGTTATTGATAAACCTGAACTAATACTCATATCAGCATCTTTTAATTCTAAAGTCTCTCTTTTAATTTTTTTATTAAAAAGCTGAGTTGATATGGCAAATAAAGTAGAAGAATTTTCGTTAAAATTACTATCTAATTGCTCTAGAGGCATTAATATTTTTTTATACGATATGTTACTACTTTCTTCTATTTTTTTGAAATCATAAATTTCTTTATCTGAAACTGTATTATCATATGACGAATAATAACTTCTTTGTGCAGGATTTGATAGAGTTTTGTAAAAACCTACATTGCTTTCTAAGAATTCATATTGATTTTGCGAAAGGCTACCGTTGTTTTTAAAAATACTATTTTTTAATACACTTTGATAATCTTGATCATTAATGTAAGAAGTATTTTCAAGATTATGAAAATTAGACAAAGATATGTTTTTTAACTTATCAGGATTTTCATAAAACTTAGGAAATAAACCACCGTAATTTTCATCTCGTCCAGATATTTCTTCTAAAAGACTATTATCAAACCTATATTCACTACGATCAGTTTCAGTTTTAACTTCTCCATCAATCCTATTGTCAATAAAACTTTCCCTGATTAATAAACTTGTTTTATTGATCAGATTTTTCAAACTATGTTTTTTATCAATATTTTTCATTGAAACAAAACTAAAGTCTATGTTTCCCAAATCATTTTTATGTATATCTAAATAGTCTTCATCGTCGTAAACAAAAACATTACTATTATAATACTGTCTTTGCATTCCGTTATCATTAGGAAGAATCATGTAGTTTCTGTAAGAAATGTTATTGCTCTGATAGTCAATATTAATATTGTCCAAATCATCAGAACTTAAATTATTCATTATAAGTTCATAAAGTCTAAAGGGTGTGTTTCCTTTTTTAGTTAGATCATTAAAACCTTTATTGTTTAAAACAATGCTAGGCTTTCCGAGAAAACAATCTTGATATCTATCTTCTTTAAGACTTCCGCCAATAGTTATATTAGGCTGTGTATTTTTAACAAATTCTCTTAGAAAATGTTCAGTAGAAACATCTGTACCACCAGTAAAATTTAAGAAAAAAGGATTAATAGGGAAATTGTATGATATGTTTTCTGTCTTTATTTTAAATTCATCTTCAGCATCTGGCCAATTACTAGAATCGTTGTTATTAGGAATAGGATACGTTCCTTGAAGATTTTCGTCTATACTAATAAAAACTTTGTTGCCCGCCAAGTCTGTGTAAGGTTTTTCATAAGGTGCTGATAAGTTAACCAGCCCTTTTTTTCTTACATTCTGTGATCTATAATAAACAGGCAAATAAAAAGACAAGTTAAAATTATCAATTTCTTCTTGAATATTTTTAACCCCGTTTTCTGAAATTTCTTTAGCTTTATCTTTACTGATATACTCTGTATATATTCTTATATCGCATAACTCTGCATTCAATGCTAAACTTGTGTCTTGATCAATGTAACCAGAATCGACCTGTTTTAAAGTATTTCTAAAAGAATAGTTTACACCGTCATCTGAACCTGTGTTTAAAACAGAGTCAATATCCGATCCATAAAGTATATGCTTATTAACATACGGGCCTTTGTTATCATCAAGAAAGTTATCATCCTTAGAAAAGCAGTGCAAAACAAAGTCAGAAACTTGATTAGTTTCTAGTGGTATTTTATTGCCTATTGCAACAAAACTATTAGCAGTTACATTTTGAATTTTATTTTCAAAGTCATATTGAGAAATTAATTTTCCGTCGATATACAAACTAACGTCTGAATTGTTACTATTTAAAGTATCATTGCTTTTATAAGATATACTAACATTATGCCAATTATTAAAGCTTAAAATATTATCTTCACTTAATAAACAAAAACTTGATATCTGTTTTGTTGTTTTATCTATATTAAAATTATTAAAATTATTAAAATTATTTTCTATAGAAGAATATGTATCGTTTCCAAACTCGCAAAAAAGTCTAAACTTATCTGTTTCATTGTTTTCGTTTTTACTACTCCCTTTAACAATATAGATTGAAATTATCCCAGGAATATTTAATACACATCCTGGATTATAATGAAAGTTACTATTTACTGTTCTTTTTGGATTTATATAAAATGAAAAAGTATACTCATCAGAGTTAAAATTATAAGTTGATTTTTGACTTTGATATAAATTAGGATAAATTAAGCAATTTTTATGAGTTATATTATTACTAAAACTGCTGTTAAAGTCATCATATATATTGAAAAAATTTAAACTGTTGTAATTTTTAAATCCCCAATTTAAGTCATAATAATTGTTATGTTTAATATTTTCTTTATAGAAACTATACAAGTTTTTAACTGAATTTTTCTTCAAATAAGCGTCGTTATCAATGATAAATTTTTTATCTATTCTTTCAACTTTAAAACTTCGTGAAAGATTAAACTTTTTCAAACCTCTTTTAGAAAAACTGAGTTTTAATCCTTTTGCAACATAACCATCTGCAATAGATATTCTCTCATTTTGTTCTTCTAAACTCAAACTCGGATCATCTTGTATATTTACGACAAAATCTTCGTAAGTTTGTATTACTTCTTTTTCATCATTTTTTGCTCTCGCTAATTTTTCTGTACATATGTCTAAAGATTCAAAAAATTTATCACTAACGTGATATATTCTATCTGTTTTTCCTGATCCTGGTTCTCTTATTTTAATACTATTAGCACTTAAGTCGCCATAAATACCAGGAATATCAACCCCTAATCTACTTAAAAAATGACAATCATTAGACGCTGAAACGTAGTTAATAGCAGGTTGTAGTTCAATGTTTGTTTGAACTATCATTTTTTTTTCGATAGGCTTCAATATCATTTTAGTAGTCTATTCTCACGCTAATTGACAAATCAATTTCAGGATTTTTTTCTATAGGTCTTGAGGTTTTTGCTACTGCAACTAGATCCTTTCCTGAATATAAGCCAACAGTTGTTATGTATGAAAACGGATCATCTCCTTTTTCTTCTATAACTCTTATTGTACCATCTTCGTTTTTATATGTAGGATTTCTTGAGTAATTTGCTTGACTTGGAGCTACTCTACAAACGTAAATAGAAGAATTTATAAAAGTTTGGTTAACAAAGCCTACTGCGGAAGCATTTGATCTTCCAAATCTTGTTTCACATATGTGATTTAAAATATCATCAATAGATCCCGTTGCCCAAAAATTAGGAATGAAAGACTGATTAAATTCTAAAGCGCCCAAGTTAAATCCAGCTGTTCCAGATACTGCTGCTATTGAACCTGAAATTTTTTGTGATTTATTAAAAATTCTTGACGCGTCTAAAACAATAATTCCTTTTTCATAAAAAATTAGTCCAATATTTTCATCTTCACCCGATGCAACTGAATTCTTTTTAAGTGTTGCTACACTACCACCTGTCGTTGTAACTCTTAATGAATTTAAAGCTCCTGCGTCGGTTATAGTTGTCTCAGAATCACCAATAGTTCCCATGTTGGGCTGAGCAATGTTTGCTTCTTCTAAAAGTCTTAATACAAATTGCTCTTTAACAATTCCATCTCTTACAAAAAGTCTTTTAAAGTTAATAAAAATAGCTTCATCGATTCTTTCTCTAAAACTAAGATCTCCGTTTGAATCTTTATGCAAAAAAACAGATTCTTGATCTTTGATAGAATAAGGAGAAGTAAAAAAAGAGTCAGAGTCGCCTAAGAGATATTGAGCATATTGCTTGTAAATATTGATTTTTTCTCTCATCATTAAAACATCGTTTGCAAAAAGCATTTTACCACTTGCATCAATACCTGACAATGATCCGCTAACTTCAACTCCTCTAGTTGTATCAAGATTTTCTGTAACAAGATCACTTCCGTGATAACAACCTATAGTAATGTCAAAAAGTTCATTTGCAGTTTGGGTTTCATGATTTTGATCAAAAACAGTTTGAAATAAAGAGCTGGTTACTGGAAATATTCCTGTTCCTACTCCACCTGTAACAAAAACTTCGTACCTTTTCCTTGTTTTGATATCATTAGAAGCATCTCTAGCATTTGTATCATCACTTATGCTAGAAACATCAACTCTTAAAATATCAACTAATTGTCTTACTTTAGAAGTTTTTCTTATTATGTCATTATCTGTAAATTTAAATGACGCATTAGTTAAATCTATTGACATTTCTAATCCTTTTATTAACTTAATTTATTACTTGTAATTTTAACTGGAACAACCTTAACGCTATTAGTTCTATTACCAATTATTTCGACTTGCGTTTGGATTGTTGTCTTATCTTGATCCAGCGAGAACTGATTAAAACTACTATCAGTTGCAACACCCGATGCCGTTAGTGCGATTTCACATGAAGTCTGTCCGTTAAACTCTCCTGATGTCTGTAACTGAGAAGCTCTCACAGCGTATGTTGTTATGCCGTCTTTTGACTCAATAATACTCTCTGCATTTGTTATCTTAATTAACTTGTCAAAAACTCTAACTTTAAAAAAGTCGTCTACAAGTTTGGCATTACTTAAGTCAAAGTCTTCATCTTGATTGACTGTAGTTTTAATATTAATTCTAGGGTTAATAAAGTTTTGAGCTGATTCTGCTTGTGTTGATACGTCGACTGATGCATTTGTTTGATCGAGTACTATTCTTGGGTATGCAAAAACTCTACTTGTATCATTTGATAAAGTAACAAGCGGGTATTTTATTGCTAGATTTTGATTTGTAATTGCTTCAAAAATAGGTGTGTTTTTTTCTATTTTTTCTTTACCTAAAGCTATACCATACTGTTCTATTATTGAATAGTCAATTTCATCGTCTGCTAGCTTAAATTTTGATATTTTAAATGATCCGTCATTTCTTGACAAAAGCTCCCGACCTTTATCGGTTAAAACTGCATCAATAATTATATTGTTTGTTGCATGGTTCAAAAAGCCCATTTATATTCTCCTTTATTTTATTATAAATATACCTACTTAAAATTAACAATTGAAAATTTATTGGTTTTGTAAGCAAAATCATTTAAATTTGTCAAAGTAATTTGATAATTATCATCTAGCGATTTTTTTAAAGTTTCGTTGTCTTTAATATAAACAAAATCAGGCGTTAAATAAAGGCTAAATTTTTGTGGCTTTTTAATAATTGGCAAGTTATCGACAAAATCAGCAATATTTTCATGAAAAACCGATTTGTTTAATAAAGTATGATTAGGATACATAACAGGTGCTCCAGTTTTTGCGACCAAACTTTTTATCAAACTATTCCTCAAGATATCATAATATATACCAATTTGCTCACCGTAGTTAGAAAACATTCCATGCGCATCAATTGATCTTATAGTGTAAATACACATTTTAGTATTATCAAATTCAAAGTCAAAATAAATTTTTTTAATATCACCTGGAGATTTTTCTATATCAACGTCAGGAACATTTTCTTTAGGCTCATAAAGATCAGTAGGTAAATGAGCTTCTAGCTGTTTCACTATTACATAAGGTTCTTTGATACTATGTCTTTTTAATATTTGATATCCTTTTACATCACCTTCGTAATTTGTCGGTTCTTCCCACGTCAAGACGAGCCTTTTTCTGTCAAAGTCGTAATCTACATTAAGACATACAGGTTCGGGAGGAGGATCAAATTCTCTACAAACAATGTCGTTACTTATGTAAGGATGTTGACAAAGCAAATAATGTCGCAATATAAAACGATTATCAGGTCTAACAGTTGTATATATGTAAGTATTATAACACACATATCTATATGTTTTACCGTATTTAACTGCTTCATCTTCTATTTTTGGCACAATATCAAAAGATGCTTTGCCTGCATCATTTAAGTAAAACTTTGAGCACAAAAAGTTGTATTTATCGTCTTCAAGAAGAAACTTTTCAACATAAACACCACAATACAAAGCGTTTTTATTAGCATAGCTATTTATGTCGCCTAGATTAATTGTTTCAGAAAAATAATTTAAACCAGGAAGTAAATTACCTGTTTTGAATTTTTCTACATGACTTTCTTTACTTCTTTCTCTACTTATTGATTCACTATCAACTAAACTATTATAATCTTTTAAATTGTTAAAATTAAAAGATTCTGGATAACTTTTATTTATAAACTTTTTTTCATAATTCTTGTTTTTAGTTAAAGACAGTTCTCTAGAGTAATTAAGTAAACTAAAGGTATCTTCTTCTATGTTTTTCTGGTCTGAAGAATAGAAGTTGCTATATTTATTGATTTCTTCGAATTTGTTGTCTAATATTAAAGTTTTTCTGTCTGAAAAAAGGTTGTCCATTTTATTAAAAAACTCTCTTTCTTCTTTGGTAAGGTTTTTGTTTATAAATTGCCTTAAATTGCTTGCTTCAATTTCTTCAAACGTTTGTCTAATATTAGGTATTACTGAATTTTCTTCAATATTATTTTCAATTTCTATTCTAATAAATCTATTTTTTGACTCAGCATTTCTATCTAGTATAATGTTGTCATCAAAAGTTGTTTCATTTTCAATATAGTTATTGTATATAAATTTAAAATTAATTTCTTGACTTCTTGTCGAGTTTGTAGCTGTAGATAATATTACATCATTAATACTGTTTATATTCATTATAAAACCTCTATGCTAATATAATAGTTGTAGCTTTTATCACTATCACTCTGAAGAGACTCAATATTACTATTTCTTATTCTAATAGCACTTATATCGTCTGCTTTTGCAAAAAGCTTTCTATTTATTGCAATACTAAAGACATCATAATAAATATTAGGAACTAAAGACTTAGCTATGTTTGTTATTGAAGTTTCTTCATCTAAGTTTAATAAAAACTTTTTGTAAAATTCTTGCATGTTAATCATTTTTAAATCTTGATCAAGATTAATAATGTTGTCTTTTCTAGTATTAAAATCATTAATATTTGATTTATAGTCATCAAAAATCTTTATTAAATCATCCAGTTTCAAAGAAGAGATGAGGCTAAGAGTTTTAGTGTCTATTAGATTTGATACATCAAAGTCTACATCTTTAACATTTTCATCAAGTGGACTTTGTGTAACAAAGTTTATATCTTTTAATGAAGAAGAAATTCTAGCATCTGTTACTGCTTTATTACTAATTTGTGTAATCAAACTACTATCTATTGACAAGGATTTTCTAATCATAATTTCTTCAACAACTTTATTAACTTCAAAAAGTGCAGTGTCAATATTTACAACGCTATATCTCTCAGATAATTTTTGAGTATCATTAAAAAATCCTATACTGTCTTGAAAAGAATCAGCATTAGAAAAGTTACTAGTAACATTTGTCAACAAAGGACAATAATAAAAGCTTTCAGACTGGTATTCTATTTCTGGAAATTTTAAGTTTACAGGAAGTATATTTATCTTGAGTAAGCCTCTAGGGCCTATTTTTTTAGCTGTTTTAAAACTTATGGGTATTTTTATGATGTCTAGATTATTAACATTATTACCTAAAACCTTTGTTTCAGATATGTACTGCAAGCCTTTTTTAAAACTTTTAAACTTATTTTCATAAAACAATTTTTTACCATTGAACACGTTCAAGTTTTTATATTTATCTAGATTGTTTCTAAAGTTATTGTTTTTTATAAATGTTTCACTAAATAAGTTTTTATAAAATATTTTTTCTTGAATTTCTTTTGAAAGATAATTTTGATAGAATTCGTCTTTTATTAGACTAATAAAATCTTCTTTACTAACATCGAATCCTTCAATTCGATTTGCTTCTTCAATTATCTTGTCTATACTTTCATTAAATTCTTCTATGTTTTTATTTCTTGAAGTTAAATTGTCTTCAAAATTCAAAAAATAACCATGAATTATATCATGACATAAAGCATTTGAAATATCACAATTATTTAAAATTTTATAAGAATTTTGCAGCTCAACTGATCTTTTTGTATAGATTTCTTGATCACTTCTATTTTGTCTAAATTGCTCTAAATCATAAAAAAGGTTACTTTGTTTTAAACTTTTTTCTTCATCAGTTATAATATTGAGTATTTTTTTAATATCACTGACAGCCATTTTCTTGTTGTCATTTACACCTACAAAAGTTGTAATACAATCACCACTATTTTTAATTTTATTTATAATTATTGTCAAGTAGTTTTCATAAGAATCTAAAAAGACTGAGGCGTAAGCTTTTAAAATATCTTTTACAGTTTTTATAAAAAATTCATTTTGATCAATAAAACTTAAAACGTCACTGATATTATTAAAATTACTAGTTTCAACATTAAAAATTTTCATAATATCAAAGCAAATTTGAGTTAACAAATTAGAAAAAGTATGACTTTTCTCTGCAAGATAAAAATAACTAAAAGGTATTATCACACTATCATCTTTGTAAGGAAGGTCTGGTTCAACTCTTATTTTATTAATTAGCGTGCCATCACCAGTATATCTAGATGTAGGCTTTTTATAGTTTAAATAACTTATTTTAAGATCGCCTGTTGTATTGTTTAAGTTGTCTAAATAGCTGTAGCCTTTTCCTACTAGCTTATTATCTTCTGTTTGTTCATAGAAGCATATTCCGGTCTCTTTTTTGTTGATATAAATATCATAATCATAAGCTAAAACAGAGCCTAAAAGTGCCAATGAATCTTTAAATCTGTCTACAACATCTTCTGAATTGCTAGTTAAACTTTTTCTATTACTGGTAAATACAATGTCTTGAGGAAGATCAAAGTTGCTTTTTTTTAGCGGGAAAGTAAGTGTTGAAATAAAACCGTCAGCAATATTAAATGTAATACCTCCATCACCATCAGTTGTTGTTATACTTGAAAGCAAATTTCTGCTATCCTTAAAAGACTTTACGTTTCTAAAAACATAATTCTTCTGGCAGTGTATATTTTTTTGATTATATATTAGTCTTGTTATTTCTTTAGCAAATGATTTTGAGTAAACTTTTTCTAGATGCTTATAAAACTCATAATTTGAACTATCAGATGAGACTTTTTCTTCTTGATTTAAAGTTTCAGGTTTGACATTTAAACCAGAAATCTGTTCATGTAGCCCTGACATTTTCATTAATGCATTAGATAAAATCATTTTAACTATTTTATTGATATTGTCAACATCATTAGAGTTTTTGTCTAATAAAGCAGTTGCCAGTAAAACATCAAATCCAAAGTAAGAATCATCTAGATATTCACCTTTTTCAAATATTTTTACATTATCACTTATAATTCTTTTAAATACTGTAGACTTATCCCTTGCAAAAGAGTTTGTGTATATTTTAGACAAAAATTCTCTATATCTCTCTGAAGAAAATATGTGTTTTTTACTTAACATTTCTTGATTATAATAATTACTAGAAGAATTTTTGACATCTGCAAAAGAAGTAACAAAATTATTTTTATATGATTTTTTATCAAATATAAAAGGGCTTTCTTCAAAAGTATCAATACTCGTTTCTTTATTGTTGCCATACAAAAGAACAAACTGGTATTCCGCGTTTAGTTTTGACTGGCACTTTTGAAGAAATTCTCTAAAAGGCTGTGTATATTCTTTACCTACTTTATCCTTAAATAAGTTGACAAAATTAGATATTGCAAAAGAAAAATTAGTATAATTAGTATTTGAATTACTCAAGATAGTCTTGGCAATAAATGAAGTCGTACTAGTAGAAGTAGTGTCTTCAGAATTATAATTTAAAAGTCTTTCACGTACTGGTTTTAAATAGAATATAGTATTTCTATCATTAAAAATATCAGGTTTTCTATTTTTAAAAGAATAATTTTTTAATTCTAGAGTTTCAATAAAAGTGTTTGAAGTATTAAAAACAAAAAAGTCTTCTATTAAAATAGCACCTTGCAGACTTAAAATACTGTTTTCGTAAGCATTATTTAATTTACCTATTAAAGCCTCATTCTCTGCTCTGACTTGTGCTTGTACTGCTAATTCTCTCTGTGATTCTAAAAATTGAGAATAATAGTCACCGCCTATCTGTCTATTAAACTCATACTCTAAAATGCCTGTTTTGTTATTTTTTATTGCAACATCAAACTTTCTTTCTTCTTCTATTAGTGTACTATTATCATTAAGACTTGTAACGTCAACTTCTAAATTAATCTGAGAGTTGCTACTAGCGCTTCCTTTTAAACCTAATAAAATATAATATATTCCTGTGATATGTTCTCTAACGTTATTTATATAAAATGAGTCTAGCCAATCGTCATCATCAATAGGGTCATCTTTTTTTAAAAAGAAGTCGTTTATTTTTGTAGAAAAAATTTCTTGACTAGAGTTTCTACTCGAATCATTATCACCAGTAAATTGATTTGAAAAATATCTTTCTGGGAATATAATAAAAGTTGGACTTCTATGTCTCATGTTTGTCTGCAAGTCTGTATAAAGTCTTTCAAAAACTTTTGGGCCAGGAACAAATTCAGTCCAATTTAGTGTCTGTCTTTGTGATTTAACAATTATATTAACAACATTATTATTTTGAATATTTTGATTTCGACTAAATAATGATCCTTTGCCAGCCACACTTAATCTATTTCTGTATGTATCATTTAAATTTACAAAATCAGGACTTTGAAAAAATATATCGTTTTTATCTATAAAAAAACCATATCTTCTATCTGTTAAATTATCAATAAAATGGTCTAAATAGTTTGTTTCTCGTATTGTAATTGTGTCACTTCTAAAAGAACCATTACTTATGTTTACAATTTCTTCATTAAAGTTGACTGGGTTATTTAGAATTCTGGAGTTAGTATTTAGGTGAGATAACTGTACTATTGGATATCTAGTCAGTGCATTAGTGTTTATAATTTGTCTACTATTAAATAATTCAACAGAATCAATATTGTCTGTATTTGGATAAAAACTATACATAGCAATAGCTTGATTTAACATTAACTGGCCTACTAATTCATCTGAGTTTATTATTGTGCTATTTAATAAACTCCCAAAAAAATCATAGTTTTTTTCTCTAAAAGAAAAACCTGATATGTTCTCATAAAAAATTCTTAAATCTTCTAGCGTTAACAAAGAGCTTTCTATACTACTTTGTTTATCAAAAAAAGCAATATCATCAAATCCTGACTTGTTTATTAAAAAGCTTAATGATTCTTTGTTGTTATTTTTAAATATTGCATTAATTATTTTACCATTATATTTGCTATTATTACCTACAATAAAATTTTCAACTATATTACCATAGTTTATCTCTGTTTCTAGGCGGTTTGCGAAAGTAGTAGACTTGTCAAGATTAAACATAATATTTTTAGCTTTGGAAATACTTTGTTCAGCTATGTTACTATGATCATTTACGTTTGTATATAACACAAATCTATCAAATATTGACTCACATTTATCAATTTCTCTATTTCTTATTTTATCAAAGCTGACGTCACTACTTAGCTGATCTAATACAAACATTAAATTTGTATCATATCCGCGAATAGGTGAATTAGGCGATTTTTGTTTCTTTAACACTTTTACGTTTTCGTGGGAAAGTATTTTTATTTCTTCTTTGTTATTTAGTCTTCTATCACTTTCTAATAAAAGAGAAACTTTTTCTATAGACAGAACTTTTTGATTATTAAACAATTTATTGTTGTTGTTTAATCCAAAAAATGCAAATCCCGGGTTTGTTGTTTGATTATTACCATATCCGAAAATATTAAACACATTTAAATCAATCAAGCCATAATCAGGAAAAACAGGATTAGTACTTGAATTATCTTGAGATCGTGTAGTAATCTCATCAGAACTAAAGTCGACTGTTGGTGCTTCTTGTGCTATTGTTTTTGCACCAGAAGCGATGATAGCTTTCGACTTCGATGATTCTGGTAAAACTGTATGTCTTATGTCGTTTTTAACTACAAACCTTTCAAAAGATTTGCGCTCAGATAAACTAAACAAGTCAGTAGACAATTTAGTGTTTACTATAAAATTGCTTGTTTTTTCTTCGCTAGACTGATTACTATTATCTGATGTTGTATTTTCTTGTAAAGTCTGGCTAGTGTTTTCAATGTTTTGAGTCAGTCTAGCTAATATCATCACGATACCCCCATGTATATAATATCAGGCATAAATATGTCAAGTCTTTCATCTAAAAAGTTAATATTTAAGTAATCTTCAACATAGTTTATAGCATTTCTTTGTGAATATTCAATTAACTTATTCTTAGGTATTATTGGAATATTTTTTAATATTGTATAATCTATGTTGTCTATATTTAAAACTATACAAACTCTAAAAATTATGTTTTTGACTACTAAAGGAACTTTTCTTACTCCCGTATTTCTGAAGGTGCCTCTATTTCGAAGTGTTGTAGAGTTTAAAAGCATTGAAAGAAAACTGTAATATTCACTATCAAATCTTTCAAAATTTATTTCTCCCCTGCTTATATTTGCAATAATTCTATTGTTTTCAATTTTTATATTCAGGCTTTGTGCGTATTTTTCTAGAAAAGATTTCTTAAAAGTAACGTAAGCACTTTCTTCATTAGAATAAAATATAAAGTCACTATTTTGATTCTGGCTTCTTGTAGTGTAATCAGGATTAAATTGTAAGTCTGCATAAAAGAATGCTTTTTTAACAACTTTGTTTTGACTATTCAAGTATTTATCAGTTAATAACGAAATATTTTCATCAAAAAGAACAATGTCTCTATTAATATCATTTTTTGTCAAAATAATTTTATTTCTAAACAAGTCTGCCTTGATTTTCGTAGAGCAATATTTTACGTTTTCCTTTAATAAATTAGTAAAAACATTGGAACTTAAGTCGTATATTTGTTCAGAAGTATTAAGTCTTTGTCTAGAATTATTTAAAATAGAAGACGGTATTCTTAACAATGAGCTGGCGAGGTCACTTGAGTCTTGTTGATTTTCAAAATTATCTTCTTGGTTTAAAATAGTTGTACTGTTTAACACAAACAAGTTGTTAATATTTGATATATCAATTATCCTTTTAGTTAAAACAGGGATATTATCATAATATTGAGGTGAAAATAAATTGTTTATTAGTTGTGTTAGTCTTGTTAAGTTATAATTAGGGTTACTAGTGTTTACAAAGTCTATAAAATTTCTTTTTTCTTCTTGATTATTTTCACTTTCTCCAAACATTGAAACAACACCGTTTTTCATTAAAACATAGTTTATCTTTTCTTCATACACAACTGTAAAGTCTTCAGATGAAATATTTTCAAAGTTATTAGTAGTAATAGAATTAATAACTTCAAGAACTCTGCTTTCACTTGCAATTCTGTCTGAAAGTCTGATTCCTTCAAAAAGACCCGGAATATCATTGTTTTTAATTTCTACGAAAAAGTTGTTGTTTTCTTTTATAATATTAGAAATATTTTTCATCATGTTATAAAAAGTCCTACTGCCTACCTCGATGTCATTTATAATAAGTGACTTTTTACATACTACAATTATATTGTTTAAAAGATCTCGTATCTCATCTTCAGTACTCAAAGTGTTTAGCACACTAAAATAGCCTAAAGTTTTAAAATTACTATTTAAAACAATATTGGACATATTAATTTTATATGATAAAGGAGAGTTTTTATTTAAAACATCACTAATTAAATTTAAATCATTTGAATCCTTTATAATTCTAGTTTGGTCGCTTATATCCCTAGAGCAAACATTATATAGATCTAACAACTGAATATTTGTCTGTCTTGAATTGTAAAATAATCCTTGTATGTTAAACGGACCAATTTCAATAAATGAGTCTGTAACGCTTTCATTAAAAAACATAATACTACAAGAAATAATACTGCCACTATTAGTAGGAGAATTAAAGTAAAGATTTAAAGATTCACCACTAACAAAGTAATTTTTTAAAATATTTTCTGAATTGATAAATATAGAATTGCCGATGGTCAAACTGTCGTCAAAATAAAATTCGCTAACATTAAATTCATCAGCTTCAGTCTGAAACTTTAAAGATATTCTACTTTCAAAAATATCTTCAATCAAATAATTTTGACTATCTATATTAATTGTTAATTTATATAAGCCACCTAACATAAAGTCTGTATATATGTTACCTGATGTCATTTTATTTAGTGTAGCTGTTATTACTCTTTTCTGTCTAACATCTATTTCAAATCTATATTTCAAAAAGTCTTCATAAAGTTGAACTATTTCGCTTAAGCTAACATTAAGATCTTTGTTAATTACAAATTCACGACTTTCATATTCTAGACAAAAAACAATATTTAATTTAGTTTCCTCTAATCTATTATCTTGCATATACAACATAATTTGTTGAATAGTTGTAAAAAGGTTAATATTGTTAATTGAAGAATAGGCAAAACTACTTCCTTGGTCTAAATCCTCAAAAAATGAACTATCCTCAGTAGAATTTAGATTTATTATATTCAGAAAACCGCCTATTTCTTCATGTTCAAATCCAATTCGAAGACTAGTTGCATTTTGATCTTGATTGCTGTTTTCAAATATCCTTTGCCAATTAGAATTAAATCTAATATTGAAACCTAACAGTGTGTTATTATTAAAGTTTTCTTCAATTGGAAACTGGTACCTATTAAATAAAATATTAAAGCTGTCCGCAAAACTATTTAAAGCAGTTTCTACATTTATTAAGTTTAAATCAATACTACTACTTACTACATATTGATCAATTGGTTTTGACTCTATACTAGTATTATCAATAACTTCTTCATTACTGTTTCTAGCGTAAACCTTTATAATAAATCTTTTAAGAATTATATATTCGACAGGTGTAGGTGATTCTTCATCTGTCGATGTCATTATTATTTGCTTGCTAGTAGTTTTTCTTTTAATTTCAGTCAAGTCTATTTTAATTGTAAAATTTTTATTTCTTAATTCATCTTCTTCGTTGAAAAAAATTGGAGCTGTAAAATCTAAAAAATCTTCTTGCCCTTTAGTAGAAACTATATTTTTAGCGTATATGCTTTTAAATAAATTGCTATTTGAACTTTCTGTTACTATATCGTTTAATTTTAATACGTCACTATTGATTACACTGTCTTTAACAAATAAAGGTTTTTCAGCTAGAGTAAATCCGTTATTTAGCTGATTGTTTTCTTCTGAAGTTTCATTAGGAGACATGCTTTTTATAAAGTTTACAGGAACAATTGTCGCACACAAGTCTTTTATTTTAAACAGCAAGCTTGCAGACACATTAACCTTGACAGGAACATATAGGTAATTCTCGTCTTTTTTTATGTTTTCTGAGTCTATTTCTTTAATTACTTGGTTTTTGTTTGCTTTTCTTAACATTTTACTCTGCTACCAATGTGAATAAGTTTATAAAGTAATAATCACTTATTTCTTCAAACTGATATGTTTTATTTTCTTTATTAATAACTTCTTTTATTTCGTTTTTTTTAAAAAACTTACCTATTAAATAAACATTAACATATCTTCCTTTTTTATTATCAAAAAAGTTTCCTAAATTGACTACGGGAAGCTTTTTTAGTTTATCTTGACTATCTATGTTGTGAATTTCAAAGCTAAAAACGTCGTTATTTGACATGTATGAGTTGTTTAATTCAAAATCAAAGCAAAATATCTTGTCTTTGTTTTCTTCAATTTTATTGACTGACTTTATAATAACATCTTTTCTTGAGTCTGTTGCTTTAATGTTATTTTTTAAGTCTAAAGTTTTAAATATAAAATCAATAGAACTTACATTGCTTTTTTCGATGTCTTCTATAATTTCATTGCCTAAAGATGATTGTGGTATTAGTTTTTTATTTTTAATATAGTCGCTAAACCTTTTGTCTTTTTTAACACTTTTAAGATTTTTGACGCTTTCTTCAACAAACTTTATTGTCGGGTATCTTCTTGTAAGTTGTGAATCTATAAAGTCAATTTCAGATCTAAATTTAATATTACTAAAAGACAGACCATTGTTTTCAACTACAGAATTGTTAGTAATCTTTTTTGTTGTTAAATATCTTTGTGAAGAAAGTATTTCTGCGAGTGTTGACTGTGTTCTATTTGTTTGAAATAAATTATTTTCAATATTATCAAAAGTTAATTCACTAGACAAATAATACTCAGGATTATTAACTAGCCCAGGATTTGTTGTAACTTCAAAAGGAAGATAATAAAACTCAGAGTCTGAAACTATTTTATTATCTTGTATCGAAGCTTCATAATTAATAGATCTATCAGAAAAAGTATAGTATTTAAATCTTATGTCACCAGATGCTAATTGCTTTCGGCCATTTTCTGTAAGCTTATAATCAATTAGTCTGTCTTTTTTATTTAAAAAACCTGCCATTTACTTTACCTAACTAAAATACTTTTATAAATATCATTGTTTAAAACTTGCTTTATGTTATATCGTTAATAAAATTATCTGAAAATGGGCTCGGCGTAGAAATTTTGCTATGTGGATCTTTATTGTAAGATAAATCAGGCACTTGAATTTCTTCTAGAAATACATTTTTAAATTTTTTCTGAACTGTATAGAATATTTTATTGTCACTATCACTATCTCTGTAAGGCAAATACTTGTATTCATATAACTTATCAAAAGGTTGACCAAAGCTTCTGTAACTGTATAAAGACTTATTTTTAAATTTTGAGTCTTTGACGATCGTTATACTACTTGACTCAAGATGAAAATCAATTTGATTATTAGCATTAAGATTAATAAAAAATAATACCAAATCACTACTTAAGTTCATCAATCTTGGTTCTATTTCTATTTTTGCGCCTGACGTTCCTGACGTTCCTATATAATTAATACCTGCACCATTGTAGATAGACATATCAACCAAAAAACTCGACAGACCTAATTTAATATCATATCCTGAAAGTGAAGCATCGCTAATATCAAATATATATTTTCTGCTTTCTAGTAATTTTGCGTTAAGACAGTTCTTTTGATTAAAATAAACTATATTGAAAATTTCTTGCAATTCTACGTTAATTACTTCTAAATTGTTATCGTCTTCCAAAACTATTATTTCATTATTTTTTTCGATAACATTATAGCTTGTAAAAGTCCCTGTATCTGATGCAAAAAACAGTCTTTTAGGATTTAAGTTGTCATTTCCTGCACTAGAATAAAAATCTTCATAAACAGATAAACTTTGACCTAAAGATCCTGATGACAGTATCTCTGTTACTGTCGTGTCGTAATAGGCTCCTTTATTTAAGTAAATATTATTAAGTCCTAATTTATCACACACATTCTTATTTTCATAAAAATTAATTTTTTTTGTATTTTTTAGATTAAAATTAGTATAATTTGCCTTGCCGTTTTTTGTTTTATATTTTCCTATTAAAGTAATTTTAATATTATCAAAAAGCATAAAAATATCTTTAGAATAGTTAGAATTATTAAAGAATTTCATACTAGGATTAAAGCTAAAGCCAAAAACTATTTCATCTTTTGGGCTTATTATGTAAGAATTTTCTTTAAAAATATTCGTGCCTAAAGTTATTTCTTTTCCGTTTTCGTCTTGTGTAGTCTGATTGTTGATGCTTTTAGTAAAATCAGACTTCATTGATCTCTCTGTGTTATATTCAGTTCCAGATCGACTTTTAAACTTGCTATATGGGTAAATATTAGAAGATGTTATTGATTCTAAAGCGTCATAATGTACTGGCGTTCTAACTTTTCCGGACATCGTTATTGTCTTGTTTTCAAAAATACATTTTGCCGAGTAAGCGTTGTCTGGAGTTGTAAGTTCTTCGTAAAAAAAGTCAGCATTTTTTTTAATGCTTTCGTAGTCAATGTTGTCAATACTATTTGATCCTGATGAAAAATTTACTAATGACAAATAGGTAACTAATTCTCTCTGGCTAGCTTGGCTTTCCTCGTAAGAAATATCAGTTTTACTTCCTTGAAAAATATCGAAACTTTCATTAGTCTGATTAACATTTGTTTTATTATGGAAAAAATTTAAGTCATTGACACTATATTGTATACTAGAATTTGTAATGCTCGTTTGACCAGTTTCAGTATCAAGTGTTGATTTTTGATACGTCCCGCTTTCTAAATTTAGTTTTGTAAAAGAATTTTCGTTTAAATTTTTTCTCTGATTCAGTATGAAAAAGTTTAAAGAGTTTAATATTGAATGATTTAAGCTATTTTCAACTTCTGAAAGATTTGTACCTATAAAGCTTATTTTTACTTTTTCAAGTACAAAAGGTTTTGATATATAACTGTCTAATTTTAATAAATGCCTATCCATAGCTTTGTATCTACTGTCAAACGGAAAGCCAAAAGTATTTATCGGTATACCTAATGATTGATTTTTTATTTTTGTTTTACCAGATTCTGGTGATATAGAATTAAATGCCAAAGGTATATCTACGAGATCTTCTTCACTTTCAAAAAAGTCTACTGCACCTTTGCCTAAATAGTCCCACTCACTATCATCAAAGTTATAATAAACAATAGGACTGTTAGAAGCTATAAAAGTTTGATTATTTATCGTTACATGGCTATTATTGTTTTTGTTAAGTGAAAGTCTACAAGGATTGTCAAACTTAAGATTGATATTGATTTTTTCTTTTTTCCCCTTCAAGTCTGATTTGTTTTCAATTACTGCGTCATCATATGAATAGAAATTTATACTTTCATCTAAAAATTGCGTTTCTAAGTTTTTATCATAAAATATAGATTTTGTTAATCTTTGAACTTTTAAAGTTGTATCAAATTCATTTGGAGTGTGTAAAATGCTGCTTTTAGACTTAAGATCATCTTCTATTGGAATAACAGGATTAACTAGTTTTTCTATGAAAATATGTGTATTGTCGTCATTATAAGGCGTAATTTTATTTTCTATTTGACGACTGTTATGGAAAGTATTTTCTTTAAAAAAAGATCGGCTATTTGTATTTTTTTTAAAAATATTTTTTAACGATCTTGTCAAGATGCCTGACTTTTTTCTATACTCACCATTAATTTTTAAATGTTGCTTTTGTCTTATCTTTGGCATTAGTCTAAACTCTCATGAAAAACTATTGATTCTCTTCCTAACGAAATAGATAAATCAACTGTTTTACCATTATTGGTAAAAATTTTATCTTCGTTTAATCTATTAAAAAAATTAGCATTATTTAACAGCACTTGATTTAAATTATTATCTCTTAACTTGTTTAAATATATTTGTTCGTCGTTTACAACTTCTGGATTGTTTCCATTAGGGTCAAAATCAAGATAAGGCATTATTTTTTGTTGTTCAAAATCTGTATATCTAGGTTCTCCAGAAATTTTGTTAATCTTTTTAAGTGTAAAAGATGTTTCTGATATTTTTGTTATTGGATTATATGTTACATTAACTTTGTCGATTACATTTTTGACATTTTCATTGTGAAGATAACCTTCTAAAACACCATCTTCAAAAAATAAGTTATCTCTTGTATTTTTAATATAATAACTTTTTAAAACAATATTTTCATCTAAAGAATTTTTTCCACTATTTAACATAAAGCCTCTAAACCCTTTAAATCTATCAACACCTATCGAGCTTAGTGTAATTTTATTCATTATGTCAAAAACGTTAATTCTTCCTCCTCTTCGATGAAAGCTTGTTTTGTTAAATCTTAAAGGATACACATAATTCAAGACATCGTCTTTGTCTAGGTTAACAAACTCTTCTAAATTAAGATTTGAAAAATCTTGATATTCTTTTTCATCAAATTCTAAAAAAAGCTCGTTTCCATCAAGATAGCCAAGTGTCCTGTCAAAAAACTCTGTGTTTGATTTTATCGCTTTGTAATTAACTTTTTTATCAACAAAAGGTTCAATTTTATAGTTACTTTTCTCTCTAAAGTCTTGATCGTGTTTTTGATCAATAACAGTTTTTTTTACGTTACTGAAAAAATTGTATTTTAGTTTTATACCTATCCAGTTATTATACTTTTTAAAAATACTTGGTGAATTGTTAGTATAATTAGACTTAAACGAATAATCAATAAAATATCCTTCACCTTCTGAATAAACATGATCAGGAAAACCTGTTATTTTTACACTTTTCATATTAAGCCTCTTATCTACTTAAATGGTGTTTTTATAAATTTACTATTACTATTGGATGATCTATCAAATATATCTGATCTAATATCAGTTTCTTGCCAGTATACTTTTTCAAAATGACGTAAGTTATATCTTGAATAGTTTATGTCTAAGTCAATAACTGGGAAACGACTTTCTGACATCTTGTATTGATATTTGTGTCGTTCAGCAATACTTGACTCATAAACAAAGTTAAATCCTTGATAGTTTACTTTACTTGGAACTGCATCGTGCAATAAATTCTCAAGTATATTATCAAAATATTTATAAACCTGATAAAGCTGCTTTATGTTAATTTCTTTCTCTAGTTTATCGTAAAATACATTTCTTAGCTCATACAAACTTTGATATTCTGGTTCATATAGATTTGATCTATTAGCTAAGCTCTGTGTAAAAAAGTCACCAACTAATATTAATTTAGATATTTCTTTATTTATAAAATTACTTGAAGAAAAGTCGATAGAAAGTCTTATGTCTTCGTATTTTGAAAAATCAATATCAACTTCATAACTAGGGTTAACTAAATAGTTATTAAATTCTTTTGATAGACTTTTGTCTTGGAGTGAATTTATATTTACTCTATTATAATTTTCAGGATAATCTACACTGTTGCTTTGCTCCAAAATTACGTAGTCCATTGTTTTTATAAAATCAAATTTAGTAAACGTATTAGGAAAATACACTCTATTTTCAACATTATTGTTTCCTAATACATCATTGTAAATTGTAACAAATCCTGCTGAAGTGTCAATATTATCATAGCTTTCTTTAAAGTTTATGTTTACCTTCAAGTCAGACAAACTTTTAAAAATATTTTCATTATTTTCATTATGCGTGCCATGACAAAAAATATCAGTTTTATGTATATTTTTTTCTTTGCTCGAAAGAACTTTCGACCATACACGTAGACCTATGATTTTTCCTTCAAAATCACTATGGAAGTCCATGTTAGATAAACTATTTATATCATTTGAATCATACATATCCAGAGGACCAACTCTAAGTCTGTAATTACTAAGATCGACACTTTTGTTAATTATGTTAACTTTACAAAATTCGCCTCTTATTGGCTGAAGTCTTGAGTTTAAATCAGAGTTAACAATTTCAATTTTATACTCTGAACAATCTATAGATTTATTTCTCTTAGTAACACATAGATAATAAATTTTTCCAGACAAAAGATTAACGTCATCAATTTCAGCTGATTTTATTTCTGTGTTTAAGTTTACTTCATTAACAAATAGCTTAAGCTTTCCTTTTGATGACGAGTTTTTTTCTCTTTCAAAAATAACGTTTATATAAGGAGTGAAAACATTAGAGCTCGTTTGCTCAATATCAATTCTAAATAAAGATTGTTTATTATTATAGTTTAGTTTTTTTAAGTGATCAAATTTTACAAACGTTTCAACTGACCAATTTTCAGATAAATCAAGAACATTTTGCTCATTACTAAGATTAGACTCTAAATAAACTCTATTTGTCGGCTGAGAGCCGACAAAAACTGTCGGACTTAACATGACTTTATTTTCAAAAAAGTCAATATGCTTTAGTGAAGTTAGTTTTTCTTTAAAACCATGATACATATTAAGTTTATTTTGTGAATTGAATTCTCTAATATTAACAAATAAGTCAGGATCTAAACCAAAACTATTAAAAACTGACTTTATTGAATTGATTGTTCCTTTGCTTGTTAAGTAATCTTGTGAGTTAATTAAAAACCTTTTCCATAAATTATTTTGAATTTGTCTAATAGAAGATTCATTTATTAACTCGTCGTATTCTAAATTTTTACTATTAAGTTTTTCTAATATAGGACTAGGGAATATTTCTTCAAATTTAAATCCTAATTGTGATACTGCGTAAGGCAGTATTATGCTAGTGTGATTTTTATTTTTATTTAAATCATCATAGTTGACTTGTAAGATAGATGAAATTTGATCTATATAACATTTAAGTTGGTCAAAAAATCTAGCCCAAGTAGTAATAAGTTTTATCAAAAGACTACTTTCAGGATTTTTTACTTCTAAAAGATCGATCTCTTTGCCAGTAACTGTAGATATTCTTTCTTTCGTAACAAATATATCATTATTTCCACTAAAATCTGAATCTTCTACAAATAAATTTTTAGGAAAAAATTTATAAAAGATATTTGGGTTGACATTATCGTATTTTCTTGCTTTTTTAAGCAATATTTCTTGATTATCTAAAATATTTCCAAACCTAGGAAACAAAACTGGATTATTATCGTCTTTTTCATAAATAATTGGAGTATTAATATTTTCTTGTTTAGCTCTAAAGTCTTTAATCTCTGATAGTGTGTAAAGTAAATTTAGATCGCTGAATTTTTTTATTTTTCCATGGGTTTTATGACCACTATTATCTAAAACAATATGATTATTTGCATACTCACTTGAAGGTTCATTAAAAGTATAATATATGTTAAGGCCAGCCTGTGCATTTATGTTTATATTTTTACCTTCAAAAATTTCTTTGTCACTTCTAGGTGCAACAAAAAATCTAAATTCATCTATATAACCTTTTAAACCAGAATCTTTTATGACACTCAGGTTGTTATCTCTTGTTACAATATGATTATTTCCGTTACCAATAAAAAAAACAGATTTTTTAAAATTTTCAGAAAATGTTGTATTTTTACTTAAATTTCCACTATTGTTCGAACTTGTTCTAATTCCATTTAAGTAAAACTTACAGTGCTTCTTACCTTTCGCGTTAAAAAAAGAAAAATTTATATGACTAAATTTACTAAGTGGTACGTCGCCAGTGCATATATGGTAATTTTTATCATGTGTAATAAGAACATTAATTTTACAGAATTTTTTGTTTAAAACTTGATCCTCGTAAAAGTTGTCAAGGTATATTGTAATTCCATTGTTATTGTAAAGTTTTTGAAAAACAATTTGTTTTCCTAACTGCATATTACTGTTAACACTGTTTATGTATATCCAAAAGTCAAAAGAAAACTTTGCGTTATTTATATCGATTAAACCTAATTTTTTATCATTTTCATAATCTTCAAGAATATTTCCTGTTACATCATTTACAACGACTGTATTTTCTCCATCAAGTTTTAAGTAACCTTTGTTTTTAGGTATAAAATTATCGTAAACATATTTGGTAAAACCATCTAAGCTGTTGAAGTACTGTTTAAAATAATATTCACTTTTATCATAAGGAAATTCGTTTAAAATCTTGTCATAGGAGTAATGAACTTTGCTAACGGCTGAGTCAAAAAATACATGATTTTTAAACTCAGAGAAGTCTACACTCTCTAATTGTTGTGTAGTAAAAAGACCTTCATAATCATCTATTCTTCCAAGAAATTCTGAAACATTTTCAGAATTTTCCTCTCGATTTTGTCTATTAATATAGCTTTGTCGTCTTGTTCTTTCAATAGAAGAAGCTGTATTTACGTTAAAAATACTTTGTTTTTTAATAATTTCGCTTCGATTTTTTATTTTTTCTAACGTGGCTGTTCCAGGTTGTCTAGACATTATTCAAACCTTACTACGAGTTTATCGTCTTTGATTTTTTTACTTAAACCTGTAAGAGGGTCTGTGTATTCAAAAGTGAAACCAACTCTTAGATTTTTATAAATACTTGCTGCAAATAAGTTTGCTATATAGTCCTTACCGTTAAAAACTAACAGTGTATCATCAAAAGTTTTATCGTTTGCTATTATACTTTTCTTAGAATCAAAATCATACATTGAAAAGCTTATGTCTCCTAAATCTTCTGAAATTATTTGATGTGGAACATTAATAGCAGCGTGCTGTCTAGCGATGTCTATAAAACTAAATTTTAGAGTTTTAATGGAATCGTCCGCAGAAATATTTTTTTGTTGTGTATCTAAAACTACTCTTATTTTCTTAAATAAATCTTCTTCGCTCGACTCAGGCTGATAAAATTTAACATCTTCAGATTTTGTTGTAAATTCAATACCTGACTTAATATCAATAAATTTAACTTTTACAACTATAAAGTTTTTATCTTGAAGTTCTTTTTTAAAAGTTGAATTAGACTCAAATCTACTAATAGTTGTGTTTGGAATAGTAAATTTTTTTATTCCTTCTAAAACAGAGCCTTTGTAGTTGTAGATAGAATTAGCAGGTATTTGCGAATCAAAGATATTCTTTTTGACAGAATTTCTAGTTATTACCAATGTTTTTTGTATATCAATATTAGTTGTAAAGATATCAGATTCTGAAGTTGTATTATTTTCAATTGTTATTGTTGAGTCCAGTGCTGTTATTGTCAAACCTTGCAATGTGGAATCATTTACTTTTGTCTGGATTTGTTGAGCTATTTTACTAATTGCGTCTGGCAGCGTGATATTACCTTGTCCAAGACTAAATAAACCAATATAAAAATTACCAGCTGCACCATCACCAGTAATGTCATTATCATTTGAGTAAGATATTCTAATGTTAATTGATTGGCCTCTCGAGTCTGTAATTTTAAAAGACGTATCTGCTAAAGGGTTTCTTAAGAATCTTACACTTTCTGTTTCTCTGACATTTCCTAAATATTCTAATTTCATTATTTGAGAATCAGAAGAAAAATTAACTAATTTTTTATTAATCAAGTTTGTTAAATAAAAAGTTTCTTCATTATTTAAAAATCTTTTTTTAGTGTCATAATTGACACTTTCCAGATTTTTATCTTTTATTTTTATTTCTAGTTTAGGTCTTTTATACTTGTTTGATAAGTTTCTACTACCTAATCTTTTGACAAAATAAGTGTAACTATCAAAAATATTTTCCAGCGCAAAATCAATAACAAAAGTTTGTGTCTTGTTACCTACTTGATTATTATCTCTAGCAGATGTTAAAAATTGGTATACATGATTAGTAATATCAAACGTTACATCTTCGTTCCCATTAGTAAAAGAAATTTCCTGCTCAAAAGAAGTTGATGTGTCTATGTCATCGATAGTAACCATTCCTTCCGTAGACCATTTTACAGCAGGAACGACTAAAGAATTTATTATTTTAAAGTTTGCGTCCCCAACATCAGAAAATTGTATTATATCTCTCCCTAAGCCTTCGTTAAAGTCATTAACAAGAGGCCTAATTCTTAATTTGAAGTTTCTTGGGCTCGAAGAGTCAACTCCGACATCTGTTAGCCTAATATAAGCTTTAAAGTCTGCACCAGGATCTGAATTTGAAAAAGATGATTTATCTAAATCTTCAACGTGATCGTCATATATTTTTTGTAAGTCATATGTCAATAAAATAGCACTATGCTCAAATCTTATAAATTTTGTTATAGAAATACTGTTCTCGTTACTAGGTAGCACTGGCACAGTATCACCAGAGATCCCAGGTTTGTTCTGTTGTAATAAAATTCTATCATTATCTAGTTTATATGCTGTAATATCAAAAGTCAAACCATTATTAAAACTATTTACATTATTGATTGCGCTAATAAATCTGTCTCTTTTTTCTATAGCTGTATTTGCACCATTTAAGCCTATTTTAACTTTTTTGTTTGCGCCGTCAATCTCAACAGAACCATCAACAGTTTCTTCTAAAGTCCTTATTATAAAAGTAATACTATTACCTAATGAATCTTTTAGTGTAAATGTATTACCATTAACAATTGTATCATTAATAGTAATCATTGCTCTAGACTTAACATTTTTATTTTCACCTACAATTTTAAAAAGGTCTAACGTTGAAGCTTGGCCAAAATTAGCTTCAATGCCTTTATTGAATTGTGTCGACATATCAGTGACAAAAGTATCTTTTAAAGCTGTTTGTATTATTATCATAATTTATCCGTTTCTAACTACGATATCATAATCTAAATGTTTAAGTTCAAAAATACCGCCTCTTTTTGGAAAAACAAAACCATTTAAAAATTCTTGTTTAGGAGAAAACATGTTATTAGAGTAAGTAATATTAATCTCGTCAAATTCATCAAAAAAGTTATCTTGAAAAGATTTTGAACGAATAATATTCTCAGGCAATGTAATTAAGCTAGCTACACCATCTGTATTTAAAGTAATATTTATAATATCATTAACATTAATTGCTTCATTTATTTGTAATGTATCAAACCTCATGTTTTCATCTATTCTTGTTATTAGATCATCTAAAACGCTTTCAACGATAAAACCTGATTTAACTGACACTGTTAAGTCAATTGAAAAATTGTATATTGGTGTATCGATTATGTTAAAACTGTCTCCTAAAACTCTAAATTGATTAATATAAGTTTTTAAGTTCTTTTTTAATGCATCGTTTGAATTAACGTAAAAACCTGTTTGATCTTTACATACAATATAAAGATCTTTTGTTAAATTCGTAAAAGGATTTTCTAGTATTGCAATTTTATGAACTTTGCCATAATCGCTTGGCATCGTGTATATTCTTGATATAAGATCTTTTTCATTTACTACTCTATTCTGAGAAACAATACTTGAAGGAATTTGCAACTTTAATTCTTCGATAGTTAATCTATTAGTTCCACCAATTGCTTTTTGTTCGTTGACGACATCAAGTGAACCTTCTATTTCATCTAAAATAGTATCAATATCACTCCGGCTATCAGAAACATTTGGCAAAACAATTATTGATTTTTCTATGTTAACAATACTTTCAGCTGGAACGTTTGTTTGAATTCCTCCACCGTGTACATATGTAATAGTCACTGTCTTGCCAGCAGGGGAAACACCTAATGTATTAGACGTGATTAATTTGTTAGGGTCAAGTGATTTACTCAAGTCGTAATCTCTATGTTTTAAAGGTAAAAGCAGATCTTCAGGATTAGTTAAAATATTATCTTCTATTTTTTTTCCTTTGCCGTTTCCAAATCTTATTACAGATGTGTTGTTATTAAAATTATTTTCTAAAACATATCTAAAAGGTGCAGTTGTTGGATATAAATAATTTTCGTTAGCATTTTCAACTTTTTTATAAATTGTGTTTTGACTTAAAAAGTCAACTTCATAATATTCATTTAGATCGTTATCAACTACTTTAAGTATTTTTTGAACGTTTGTGTTGTTTAACTGGTATGATAAAAATAGATCTTCATTGTTTCCTGAGAAGCTTACAGTTTCTGTAGTTACTTCACCTGATGTGCATAAACCTTTTTTTTCTAAAATTAGTGTCAACGGTAAGCCCTCATCATCAGTCTCTGATACTGTTTTTTTAGGGCCTATTCTAAAATCAACATCTTCTGTAAGAATAAAGGATGGGCCTTCATTTGAAGATAGTTGTGTGCCTTTTTTAATTATAGGCAGCATAATAGGGTCTGGCTTTAATAAATTAACGCTTTCTGCATTGCTATCTAAATCAACTTCAATATAAAAACTTACATAAGCACTTGAAGGTGAAGCATTTCCGCCTTTAATACCTGCACGTCTAAGATGACTAGTAATATTTTGATTATTTGTAGCAGTCTCAAAATTCAATTCATTAAATTGCTGTTCTGTATAAAAAGCTAATGAGTCGCCAACAATTGCTGCAAAGTCTAACAACATGCCTCCGAGAGACGCTTCAGAAAAGTCATTGATTTGATCTTTAAAATTTGATTTTGCGTAAGAAAGAAGCTCTTTCCTAAAGTCTGTAAACGTCTTGTTTACATATTGGTTTTTTCTTTGATTTTCTAATTTTTCTTCAATGTTTATGCTCATTATATAGACCCTTTAATTAATAATTCAATAGTATTTGGTATATCTTCTATTCCTAAAATGTCTAAAGTATATGTAATAGTAATTAAAAAAAGATCAGCTTCACTACTCACATCTGTAGGAACTAAATCGCTTTGAAAATCTTTTAGTTTAATACTTGGAAAGTATTTTTTTGTATTTTTTTTAATATCTTCCATTGCTATAGCTTCTTTTTCTCCTAAAGAAATACCCGTGCTATTGTAAATATTAAATATTGAAAGACCAAAATCAGGCTTGCATAAAAGCTCACCTTTCTTAGTAGATAAAAAGAATTTATAGTTATTTGAAATTTGTTTTTGTACTTCAAAATTCATAGAAAATAAGTCTTCACTAACTCTTCTACCTTTTGACAAAGGAAGTCTTATACCTAGTGGCTTTTTAGAAGTTAAAGGTAGATTTATAGCCTGATTTTGCTCTAGTAAATCTTCTTTTTCTGTTACACCTGTGTTTAAATAGTCTATTGTTGCCATAAATTCACCTCAAGTATAAATATTTATAAGAAAAGCTACACTCAAGATGTTTTACTAATTTTGCTCAATATTTTATCAATATTGTCTTCTATTGACCGTAATCTTTGGGACAATTCTTCATCTCTTTTCATTTTAACATCATTAATTGAGCTCTCAAGGTTACTTTGTATAAGTAAAAATTCAAGATTAAATTCTTCTATCGCAGCTAACATATTAGCACATAAAACTGCGACAGAAGACGTTATAGGTGCTAATGCAGTAGCAACTTGTGCTCCAGTAACTGGATTTGCTGCAGTTGCAGGTGTGCTTAAAGGTGTAAGACTGGCTGCAGTTGCTGTTGCAATACCGTTTGCTGATGTTGTTATTTGACTTTTAAGATTATTAGTTAAAGACTCAAAACTATCAACAATTGTTCTATGTGTTTCTCTAAACAAGTCTTTGGTTTTATCCATGTCTTCCCTGTTCACATCAAGAATTTCATTTAAATATTCTTTTAGTTGATTTCCTAGCACAAGTTGCTGACTGGTTGAACTTTCACCTAAAATTACTAGTGCACCATTATATTCCTTGTTTTCGTCTAGTTGATTAGACAGATTATTTTCTATAAGACTTTTTTTTATTTTATAATATTCACCATTTCCAATAAAAATTCTGTTTGAATCTAAAAACATATCACCGTTATTATTTATTCTAAATATTGAATTTAAATTCTTGTTAAATATACTGTTATAGTATTCTTTAATAATTTTAACGCCATCACCACCTACCCTTGAATATAAATTAATATTACTAGAAGAAATATCAACTGTTGGATTTTTAATAGAAGGCAATATACTGTTTCTATTTTTAATATAATAAAATGTTTTATATTCTTTTGCCTCGTCCAAGAGACTTGAATTTGTAATTTTTCCCTTAACAGTCACATCGCTGGTTACATTTAAGTTAAAAAGTGTAGAGTAATTTTTTAAAAATAAAGATTCATTATTACCAGCTTCACAGATAGATATTTTTGAAGCATCTTCTACTATACTAAAAACACCTTCATTAACGCTTTCAGGAATTACTTCATCAGAGAAAACAGAAAACAAATTAGGATTTTTAAAATTTTCTTCTTCGCCGTCGAAAAGAAGTTTTATTGACTTATTTGGGTGACTAGGAAAATATGCATTAAAAACTTGAAGCTTAGAAGTTTCTGCTTGATTATTGTAAAAGTTACCGTTTACTAAACTAAAAGTATTTTCTGCAAAGGCTCCTGCACCAGCAGAAATGCAAACTTCTCCACTTCCTTTCTTGTTTTTACTATACCCACTAGAATAATTATTAGTTGTAAGCTTTAACAGCGTATTATTTGAGCCTTGAAATACTAAATCATCAGAATTAGGCATAATTGCAGGTATACATGTGTTCGGATATTTGCTTTTTAAATCTTTAATTAATTCAATTTCGTCTGTGTTAAGTTCAAAGGTTGTTTCACCAAAATCGTTTGTTGGCTTAATAATGCTGTTTTCTGCAATTTTTTTAAGATTTTTAATATCAAGCTTTTCACTCGTTGAAAAGTCATTGATGTCTATATTTTTGCTATCAACTAAGCTTTTTAAGTTAAAAGCAAAGTCTCTGTCATTATGTGTATAGTTAACGTCCTCTGTGTAATTTAAGGCATGAACTCTACTAAGCCAGTAAGAATTAACTTTATAAGAATCAGACTTTTTGTTATATGGATCTTTAAATACCCAAACATATTCGCCAGGTTTAACAGGCATTTTAATATGTGACGAGAAAAAAGGAAGTGATACAAAAGTATTTGTGTTTTCTTGTGAGTCCAGCATTATACTTTTAGAAAAAATAGTTCCGCTTGGCAGGCTTTCTAGAAATAAAATTAAACCTAGATCAGGAGTTCCTTCTATGACTGCAGGAAAGAAAGATGAAATAAGACCTCTATCGTTAAGGTCACTATAAATTTTTTGTGAGTTTGCTCTTTGATTCTCTATTGTATAGAGTACTCTTGATTTTAAAAACATAAACTTGCTCTAAACATTAATTTTACTAAATATATCATCATCTGATATTACTTCCGACTTTTCTTCTTCTTTGGCTATGAGTTCAGCTAATTTAAGTATTTGATCATTTGATTTACTCATTCTTTCAACATATTTTGCCATAATACTTCCAACGTTCATATGCTCATTTGTGCCTCCTGTCATCGAAATATAAGCGTCGTTAAATAACATCTTTGCTTTTTCTCTATCTTCTATAGCGTTAGAATAGATTTCTTTCCAGAGCATTTTTTTTTTATTCTCTAACGAGTCAATGGAGTCAAGAATGTCTGAAAAGTTTTTTATTTGATCTTCTTTTTCGCTATTTTTATCGATTTTTTTTGATATTTTATCTATATTATCCATTTTTTTTCCTAAAATAAGTCAAATTCTTTACCATGGCCACACATTTTTCTGTAGTGCTTTCTTATTGTTGATAAACTTGAACTAAGTTCTGAGCTGTTAAGACCCGATATTTCTCTAAGATATACAAAAACTGCTCGTTTATTTAAATAGTCTAAATTATTAGCATTTTGAAATATTTGTTTTACAGCGTTTATGCAGCGAATATCTTTTTCATCTTTGAGCTTTTCTTGAATACGCCCAGTCATCTTCATAAATTTAGGCAAGAATTCAGCTTTATCAATAGCATCAATGTATAACTGTCCGACATCAGGAGCTATTCTATTGAGTTGTTCTTTTTCATAAGACGTAAAACCTTCATTACAATCGGTTGATATGTTTCTTTTAGCATTTTTCATAAGTCTTCTTGAGTGTATTGTAAGCCAGTTTTTTGCAACAACGTTAAAATAAGAAAAAGCTTTTGTACCGTTTTCAGGTTTCCACTTGTGTATTGTTTCAAATAAAAAAGTTACACAATCATGCTTTAAATGATTAATGTCTTCTGACGAAGACTTAAACTTGTAAACAGATACTAAGTTGTGAACAAGTTCTGAAAAGGCTGGATGAATATGACTAACATATATAGCGTCTTTTCTTCTTTTGGTTTTCACCTGCTGGTATTCTACTATTTTTTCTTGTGTTTCCATTGAAAAATAATAGTTTTTTTTCTTCTTTTTTTTCTTTAAAGACTTTTTATCAACTTCTTTTACATTTTTAGCCAAGACATTCCTCGTTTACTAGATTTCTTCTTCTTCTTTCATTTCCTCTTCTTTTTTGTTTACTGAGTTCGAAAGAGTTGCAGCAACTTCTAAGACAATGTCTTGCACTTCTATTACTTCACTTATAATATTTTTAATTTCTGGACTATCATAAAAAACGGGTATTTTAGCTATCTGATTTAGCCTGTTATACTTAATATCTATTCTATCTAGCGCTTTTTCTATAGAATCCTGAACATTTAAAACTATTAACGCAAACTTTATACAAAAATAGCAAAAGAAAAAATTAGCTAAAATTGATAATATTAACATGTAGATCATTTAAAAATTGCTCTTAAAAAATTTATTATAATTATTTAATATTTTACTCATATTAAAATTTTGTTTAATTATTTTTTGCCTGCTTGCAGCAATGTCCTTGTAAAATTTTATGTTTTCAAAGAATATTTTTAATTTATTTAACATGTCATTTTTATCAAATTCAGCCCATTTAGGGCTTTTATCTAGATCTACAAAGTTTATGTCATTTTTAAATTCTATTAAATCAAAATTAATTTTTAAAAAGTCTTCTTGCAAAAATTCTTTATAAGCTGAGTAATTTGTTGCTATTATTGGAAGACCGCAAGAAGCTGCTTCAACTAAAGGTAATCCCCAGCCTTCTGCTCTTGTTCCGGTAAGCATACAAGTTATTTTATTAGACATATACAAGTTTTTAATTTCTTGAATAGAAAAATTACCAAACAAAAAAGTAATTTTGGATAAATCTTCTTGATCAATATTTTTCTGAATACTATCCACAACTACATTTTTTAATTGCTGAGTATTTTTACCTGCGTTTACTTTAAGAATAACACCAATGTCTTTGTTTTTACAAAATTTAACAGCGCATTTAATTGTTTTTATAATATTTTTTCTATCTGCATCTGGGTGTGAAGCTGTAATCTGTCCCATTATCAATATGTTTTTGTCATACTGCAAAAAGTCAAAATAACTTGAATCTTCTTTTATGTGGTCAAATTCATTATAATACCACTCGTTTATTACTTTTATTTTTCTTTTTAGTTTTGTTTTACTGTTATTAGAAGTCTTGACAAAAGACATTCTGGTGAAATCTGAAGGTGTTATTATAATATCCATCAGATTGCATGCTTCAATCCAGCTTTCTTTAACAATATCAGCTTCAAATCCAGCAGTTACTCCTACGTTTTTGCTTGCTATGTTTGTCCATTCATTAGGCAGTAATACTTGATATGAAACATCAAAGTCAATATTTGCAAAATTTTTTCTTGCATAGTCTAGCATTTTTTTTATAATACCGTTGTTAAACTCTTGGTTTAAAATCCACGAGGTATTACCCCAGTCTGTTGGTTGTAAAAACAAGTCAATATCATTTCTTTGTGACAAAGCTGTAAAAACTTGTCTTGAATGTACTCCGTAGCCTGAGCTTGTAAACATTGGGCCCTTTAATAAAACTTTTTTTACTTTAATTTGACTACTTCCACATTTGTTCTTTGTTTTTGACACTTAAAATCCTCGACTGTCTTTCTTATTGATTTGTCCCATAAGTTAATTGTTTTTTCATAATTAAACGCAAAATTTGCGTAATTTATTACTTTTTCACTGAGTTTTAATTTTTCTTCAAAATTCATTTTATACATTTTCATAATGGCAGTTGCAACATCTTGATTATCAACGTAGTCTTCAAAAATATAGGGTACATTTTGACTACCGACAAGAGACTTATTTTTTATATCTATTGCTATACCATTTTCTGTATTGTCTCTAAAATCTATAACTTGTCTGTATAATCCTCCAGTTTTAGCAGCAATAATAGGTGTACCAGTCATCATTGATTCAAGCGTTGTTAAACCAAAACCTTCATTAAAGCTTATATTTAAACAAACATCTGAGATGTTGTGTAAAATGTTAATATGATCTGTTTCAACTTTTTCTGTAGAAAAAGCGACTGTGTCTAATATGTCTAAGTTGTAACCGATTTCAAATAAATTGCATCCTGCAATATCCTTAGGATCCGTATGAAGTAAAAGTGTAACATTTTTTCTGTCTTTTTTGTTTAAACTATTAAGAAATAGTTTCCAAGAATTTAATACGTCCCCTGGTCTTTTTCTTTTGCAGTTTCTATTCATCCAAAGGCATACAAAATTATTTTTTCTTTTCTCACCTAATATTCTTTTCTTTTCACTTTCTTTTAAGTTATCGTTAATTTTATAAAAAACAGACTTTGGAAAAGCATGAGGAATAAAAGTTGTTTTCTTATCATAGTTTTCTTTACACATTAAATAAGTCAAATAAGAGTGACAATTAATAGCGTCTGTTGCGTCATACATCCAATAATTAAATTTAGGTGTAGGCTTATTATCCCAAACATGCCACCATAAAATAGGACAAACTTGTCGTATTTCATCTTCAATTTGAAATAACCATGTAAAGAATCTCGGATCAGTAAATATTAATAATGCATCAGGTTGTTCGTTTAAAATAACAGATCTTAATAGCGCTGGACTGCCAAACCCGTCTATAGGTTTTATATAGAAGTTGTCATTTACTTTAACTGTGCTGTAATCCTGATGCTTTATTGCAGCACCTAGTTGAATAAATTCATAGTCGTTTGTTTTGAGTAAACCTTCAACTAAGAACTTTGTTTGTACACCTACTCCGCTTGGCGATAGCGCATGGTCTGAAATTATTAAGATTTTCTTTTTACACATTTGTTTCCTATTTGCAATAGTCAGTATTTTTAAATTCACAAAACATACACGAGTCTCTATTTTTTAAAAAAAACTTTTTTTCTACAGTTTTAATCATACTTCTAACTAGCTTTTGTGATCTTTCTAAGTTTTTTGGACCTGAAGAAACTTTTACAAGTTGACATGATTTTCCTGTTGTTTTAACCTTTTTAAGCAAGACAAAACCACACTGTATATCTTTCATATCTATATTATTTTTAGTTCCCCAAAAGTGTTTATAAAGTATAACTTGCGCTTGTGTTTTAAAGTCTCTTTGTTTATCTAAAGACCAACCTCTTCCATTGGAAGTTTTCCAATCTAAAACCCAATACTTATATTTGTCTTTATGTGGAACCTTTATAATGCAATCGATATAGCCTTTAAACTTTGTATCAATGTTTTCTATTCTTTCATATAAAGCTTCTTCCGCTGATTGAAATTCCCAATTAGGAAATGTTTCGTCTAAAAAACTAGGAATAGAACTAATGCTTGCTTCTGCCCACTTTAGCCAATCTTTTAACTTGTTATGTTTATATTTCCAACCTTGTATTTGTGCTTTCTGGCTTTGCAGCTGAATAAAGTCTTCTGAATCAAAACCGTGTTCATCCCAAGCTAACTCAATCTTGTTTTGTGCTTCTTTAATTTTAAGTTCTTTTGTTTTAAGATAGTGTTCACATGCATCGTGGATTATTGTCCCGTAATGCAAATGCGGACTTTCTTCAAACGTAGATAACTTATCTATGTATAATAATTTATGCCGCCAAGGACATTCTTTCCATTGACGAACTTCTGAATAAGAGACATGCTCTTTTAAAATAGTCATAACAGACCTCACTTTCAATATTATTATAATAAAAGCGAGGTCAATTTATAAAACTATTTAGCTGATAATTGCTTTTGAAATCAAGCACCAGTTTGTGCCATCGTATATTAAAGTTGCTGTTGACTTATTAGCGAGTGAAATATCAGCGCCATCTAGACAAAGAACATCGTTGGAGCTTGAATTACCTGCATTTGTTAAGGTAAGTGTTCCACCTGATCCACTATGTTGCAATATCAACATCATGCCCGGTTTGCCGCCTGTAATCTTAGCAATTGAGTTATTACCTGAATGAGGTGTAATTTTTTGATATCCCAATGTTGCAGCAAACTCAGTTGCACCTGATGCTAAGGCAATTGTATCTGGATGATAAACAGTTGAGCCAAGCTGAAGCATTGCAGGCGTCGAATCAGAATTATCTCCTGTAGAGCCTTCATTTTTATAGTCAAACTTAAACTTTTCTGCTGAAGGTGTTGCCATCTTGTGCCAAAGTCTAAAGTAATCAGCAGACTCATCATAAATAAGACCCAAGAACTTGTCTGAACCACCATCACGATGCTTAGCATATATACCAATATCTCTGGCAACCTCATCAATTACGTTATTTCCAGAACTTATTAAAACTAGTGGATCAACAACTGTTAGGGTTGAACCTCCACTTTCGAGACCACTACTTACCGTTAAAGAATTGGCAACAGTGACTGAGCCTGAAAACGCAGAAGTTCCTGTTCCTGCAACAGTAATATTACCGCCAACAGTTGTATTACCTGATGTTCCTGCAACAACAAACTTATCCTGATTAACTTTCAAAGATCCTGAGGATGCAGCTACTTCAAACTTTGAATTGCTTCCAAAGGTTCCGTTTATGGCAAAATTTCCATCGATAGTAGTTGCGCCAGTTACGCCTAACGTTCCTCCAACTGTTGCATCATTAGTTACTCCAACTGAAGCCAGTGTGGATGCTCCAGTCACACCTAATGTTCCTCCGACTGTTGCATTTGTGCTCACTGTAGCTGCTCCAGTAACTGCTAATGTCGAACCGTTAAA